TAATACTTTGCAGTGATTGTCCCTCTACGAGCATCACTAGAAGTGAAACCAATACCATTATAATACTTTGCATCACTGTTTTCTTTTTCATCAAATGTTTGACGATTGAAAAGATGAACGAGGGCACGACCCATAGAGTGCATACCCACTTCATCTTCACGCTCAATAAGTGCATTGTATTCAGAACGGCGCATGACCATCTCCTTTCAATTACACTTATAATATAATACACCTTACTTCACTTGTCAACACCAAAATACTTTTTCAGAATGAATTTTAGTGTTTCATCATCAAATTGTCTGATTTCTCCGCTACCTTTAAATTTTCTCTCAAACTCATAAGGTTGTCCCATTGTAAGTATTTCTTTTTCAAAAATAAGACATTTATCTGTTTCTAACAAATAAACTTCGCCATATTTTTCCAAACTGGCGTTGCGCTTAATAGTATTTATTCTTTTTTCAACTTCACCAGAAGCACCTACCTTATATATTACCTTTTCTCCAATAATCATCTCTAAAATATACAAGTGGGTTTGGACAGGTGTCATATGAGAACAAACATCATCTAATATATCACGTCTACTTGCAGCATTATACGCACTTCTAGAACCTTCATAAAATTTACGTCTTGATTGATACTTCTTTGCTTCTTCTGCGATCATTTCATATGTCCAAGAAATACGAACAGGTGTCATATGATAACAAACTTCATCTAATATATTGCGCCTTTTTGCAGCTCTATATGCACCTCTAGAACCTTTTTCGAATTCATTTCTTGTTTTATATTTCTTCGCTTCTTCTCCGATCATTTCATATGTCCAAGAAATATGAAGATGTTTCATATGAGAACAAACTTTATCTAGTATACCTAGTCTTCTTGCGGCATTATACGCACTTTCATTGCCCGATTTAAAGCAATTTCTCATTTCATATTTTTTCGCTTCTTCTGCGATCTTCTCATATGTCCATTTTATAGGCATATCACAACCCTCCATATATTAAAAAAAGAGAGGCATCACTACCCCTCTTAATTTCATTTCAAAACATATCAACGAAGTTGAATTGCTTCTTCTTGACCAGTTTCGAATGCTTCCACAGTTCGTGCATTAACAACAATGTTGTATTCGTCTAGGTCAACTTTCGGATAACCAGCAACCCGCAACCACGTGCCACTCCAAAACGATCCTAGTGCAGTCTCATAAACACGTTTCTGATCAATCAACCGTGTCTGTGCATTTGCAAAATCAATACGACCTGCTTCAATCATACGTTGCAGTTGTGTATACACAGTGCTATCAATTTGCGGATTCTGTTCTTGAATGAACTGGAACATTGCCTGAGAACCTTCTTCACCATAACGTGCGTCAAGTGCAGCGGTCACAACTTGTGTAAGATCATCACGTTGCATTGCAGGAATTTGCGCTGCTTCTGCAATACGATTACTATACTGTGCCAGAACGTTTTGATTGTCTTCATAAGTTGCCTTGATTGTATTTTCAAGTCGATTACCAGTGTTATATGCTGAAATATAACTCACTGCCACGATACCGATAATACCAAGAATGGCAACTCCTACTGCGATTAGTGCTTTCATAGTTTTGTCTCCTTTAGACGATTTCATATTTGTTAAAGATAAATGTTACGATTGGCGAGATGATCATAAGAACAATAAATGCCATAATCATTGCCCATGTTGGTGGTGGAATGTCATCTGCTAGATATTCAAAATCCTCCATTGATTTAAGATCATACCCATTCATTACTGCATTTTCAATCATACTAGGAAGATTTTCAATGTCAAGTGTTCCTGTATCCAAAAATGCATCACGAATTTCAACTTCCACAATACTGTTATCACTCCAACTGCGAACATCAACCCATGAGATTTCATTGTTTTGCAGACCAACTGAAATAACAATATCGTTAATATTATGTGCTTCCCATGCCTGTGCCATCATTTCTGCAAAATCTTGATTCTCACCAGTCACAAGAATGATAACATTTGCACCAGTTTCACGGATGTTCGAATTGACTTCTGAAAGGCGATCATTCCATTCACGATAAACAGAACTGTCGAATTCTACACCAGTCACAATAAAACGATTTGCACGATAGTAATCCCTTACACGTGGATATGCGATTGGAGGAAGTTCATCAAAGGTTTCATTAAACAAACTTTCAGATGCACCCCTAATATAATTGGTGTAGTTTACAGACGTGGTTGCAGGATCACCGATTTCAATTTCAGAAAACCTTGGCGGTTCCTGAACACCTTGAGAATCTACACGGCGAATTTCATAACCTGAATTGATATCAGTTTCTACGAAATAACGCTGTTCCCATGAATAGTCATAGTTGTATTCTGTGTCATAAATTGGTGTGCAAGTTCTTGTTCCATTAGAATTTGTAGAGCAACTTTCACCAACTTTTACAGAACGTGTCCTATATTCAGTGCAGAAACCATCTTGGGACTTAACCCATCCCATAGGACAATTTTCCCTTTTTGGGTTAAGTTCCGTAACCACACCATTCACCAGTTTCGTATCACTTGTTTGACTCACACTTCCAGCGGCAAAAATACCCAAAATTACAAGTGCGGTCACCCCAACTTGAATAGCAACTTCGCCCCAACTAAAATTCATGTGCAAGAAAATTTTTGCAATGCCAATCCAGACCAAAAGAGGAATAATAAACATTGCTGCATAATATAGTGTCATATCAACTCACCTTTTCATACTTTTTCTTCAAGCGTTCCAACTCTTTGAGTTCTTTTTGACGCTTTTTTTCTTCTACTTTACGCTTTTTTTCTTTTTCTCTTTCTTCTTTCATGACCCTTTTGGTGCGTTCTTTTTCGGTTTCTTCCCTTTTGAAAGCAATTATGATATCAAAAGCACCATCATAACCATAGTGATCATATTCTATACGAACATCACCAACTGCACCTTTTGATCTACACTCTGCTTCTATAGAGTCCAAAGATTCACGAAGTTCATCTAAAGTCATACCATCAAAGTCGTAGTATCTGACTTTCTCATCAACTAACATAGTTTTTCTCCTTATATCTAACATTATAAATAGTATATGAAAACGAATCACATGTCAAGGAAAAAATTATGAATATGAATTACCTGTCCCCGATAGAGTTCCAACTTACCATTCAGAGGATGCCTAATATAGAGTTTTATGTTCAAAAAGCATCTATACCATCACTTTCTACGAGTCCTGTTGAAAAACAGACACCTCTAAACAGAATATATGAACAAGGTGATAAAATAGAATATGGCGAGTTCAACATAACATTCACCATTGACGAAAAAATGTCAAATTATTTGGAGGTGTATAGGTGGTTGCTAGGATATTCAGCACCGCAGACCACAGATCAATACAAAAACTTGAAAGAAGATAAATATGGTTTGAAGTCTGATATATCTCTATTGATAGTAAATAGCAGCAAAAATCCAAACATAAATGTCAAATTTTATGACTGTTTCCCTCTTAGCATAGATGAAATATCACTTGATACAACATCGAATGATATAGTTTATCCAGAAGCAAACGTGTCCTTTAGATATAATTATTTTGATATAACAGTCAAGTAATATTGACTTTTCTGTTAAAATGTTGTATGTTATGCTATTTAATGAAATTAAAAGTGAAGGGAATATATCATGGATATAATTGATCAAATAAACAAAGAATGGTCGGAAGACTCGAAAATTGACGAAACCAATCTTATGCACGAATCCTCTAAGATACCAAAACTACACAATAAGTATTATTTGATGTATGTCAAGCAAGGTTTGAAAACAACCAAACTTAAAGAAGATTTGAAAGAGTTGAAGAAGGCAAAAATTGAGTATTACAAAGGTGAAATGGACGAAGATGAACTTAAAGAACGTGGTTGGAAACCAAACCCCTTAAAAATTCTTCGTCAAGATATAGATAAATACATAGAAGGCGACAAAGATTACATCAATCTTAGTCTGAAAGTTGCTTACAACGAGGCGGCGACAAAGTATCTTGAAGATATTGTAAAGCAAATAAATAACAGAAACTTCATTGTTAAAAATATGATAGATTTTATGAAATTTCAATCTGGAACAAATTAAATGGGCAAATTATTGAAAAATGAATGACATAGTTAAAGTAGAATATATTGATAGCGTTTATATGCGAGTTATAACTGACGCCAGTATAAACTATGAACTTAGAGATTATTTCTCCTTTAGACCAGAAGGTTATCAATTCCATCCCAAATATAAAAGTAAAGTTTGGGATGGTTATATACATATTTTCAGTCCATGGAATAAATTATTATATGTAGGACTTCTACCATATCTTCATAAGTTTTGTAAAGATAGAGAATATGAACTTGAAGTAGATAAGCAACTCACGGAAACAGAAGTTATTGATGATGATTATGGTTACCAGTTAGCAAAGCACATAAAATCACCTTTCACACCAAGGGACTACCAAAATGATTATGTCGTTCATTGTTTGAAAAACAAAAGAGCATTAATTCTTTCCCCAACGTCCTCTGGCAAATCATATATAATTCACTTAATTCAACAACATTATTACCAAGCATTTGAACACAGAACACTTATTGTAGTGCCAACTATTGGTCTTGTTCATCAGATGGCAGGTGATTTTGTTGATTATGGTGTTGATCCAGATTTGATACATAAAATACAAGGCGGGGTTGAAAAAGAAACTAACAAACCTATTTGTATATCAACATGGCAGTCACTAGTAAAAATGCCTAAAGAGTGGTTTGATGGTTTTGATGTAGTAATAGGCGATGAAGCACATAACTTCAAGGCAAAATCTCTAACTACAATCATGGAAAAATTGACTGATTGTCAATACAGATTTGGGTTCACAGGAACAATATCTTCAAAATCCAAAGTTAACAAACTTGTTCTTGAAGGTTTGTTCGGGACTGTTAAAAAGTTAGTCTCG